CGTGTTTGTTCTCGGATTAAGGAGGACAAACATGGCAAGTAAACCATCTCGAGATCGCGGTGTATTTCTTGGCGGCAAGGGCTTAACTGACGCTGAGATCCTTCGTTTAGATGCCGATCTGTATGACGAAGCGGTCGCTTTACGATCCTCCGAGGAGGTTCGTCGCATGCTTGCTACTGATAGAATCAACAAGATTGAGGTGGACCTCTTCACGCTGCTGTCCGTTCTTGTCGCGTTAATAGCGATCGGTTCGGTGGCCGCGTGTTGTTGGTTTGTCTACATCTTGATGACCTTTCCGTCACAGGTGTCCTAATGACCCCGTACTTTCGCAATTATGGAGGTACGTATACCATCACCAACTATGCGGCTAACCCCATAGTTACTAATACCTTCTTGGTAACAAGGAGTTATGAGTATTTGACGTGTCCTGAGCATAACAACGGAAACGGTGTTCTGCCCACTGCGTATAATTACACGTATCATCGTGATTTTTATACGTATGGACTCGTCAAGATGACTGGTACAGAGGAATCCAACAAAAACTTTTTTACAGTTTTTGCTGGCAGGTTAGAATCTTCCTATCCTGCTCCGATTCCTTGGGACAACAGGACCGCCGCGTACAATACCGCTCTGGGTAGATTAAACGACTCAGTTCGCGGTAGTCTCGACCTCAGCGTTGCTTTGGGCGAGGCTCACACAACCGTCCGGATGATAAAGAATCTCGCTAAACTTGTAAAGTTTGCGAAATTCCGTATGCCTCCTGGCGGTTTTGGTTCTGCGCGCGACGTTGCGAATGGGTATCTCCAGTACAAGTACGGATGGAAACCCCTCATTTCCGACATTTTCCGTGTCGCTGATGAGTCCATTCGTATCACGTTGAACTCTTTACAAAAGTTCTACGCGAGTGCTAGGATGCCCATGGGCGTTTCCAGTGTAGTTTACTACCCTGGAGTCCATAACGTACCGAACGTCCTCTTTGAAAGAGAGACGCTCGTCCGCGAGAATTTTCAGGGATGCCGTATTGGCGTCTCTTTAATGATTCCGGAAGACGCGTTCCAGCTTAATCGCTGGACTTCGCTGAATCCGTTATCTCTCGCGTGGGAGTTAATGCCTTACTCCTTCGTTATAGACTGGTGCGTCGATGTTGGTTCCTATTTAAGGAACCTTGAGACGGCGATGTTATATAACGTCACGTTTCAGTCTGGGTATGTCTCTGAGATTTTTAGGTATAGGTATCGGGATAAGTGTGAGAATTTTCAACATCACGCTCCTCCCTATCACTACGCCCTCAATGGCATATCGGCGTCTGTGTATCATACACAGTTCGTCCGAACCAAACTGCTCGCGTACCCGTTCCCTCGGCTGCCATCTTTCGATGTCAGCCTCAACAGCGGTCAGTTATTTTCCGCTGCGGCCCTTCTTACACAATTACTGTATAAGAAGAAGGCTACGCCTGCTCCGAGAACTTCTCCCGGTGGCAGAACAGACGGGTAACCGTCTTTCTTGTGAGGAACACTCATGGCTGTCAACATTGTCCTTCCGGACGCACTGGGAACTCCAGTGAACCACACTTTCATCCCCATCGGACCTGACCCGAAAGCAGTCTTCTGGTTCGAGGATCAATCGGCTGTTTCTGCAAACGGCAACTGGCGTATCAGCGTTCAGCTGAGGCGCCCCGCCCAAGCACAAGCAGGCGTTTCCTCATCCGGTCGAATCAATCGGGCGTCAATCATCCTTCACGAGCCTGTTCTCGAAACCCTTGGCACCAGTACGGTGTCCGGGATTCCGGCGGCTCCTACCGTGGCATACATTCCAAGATCTTTCATGGAATTTGTGCTTCCGGAGAGGGCGACTCTGCAGAACCGAAAGGATCTGCGGAAGATGGCTGCTCTGCTTCTCGCTGAAACGCAGATGATCGCGCTTCTCGAGAATCTCGTCACTCCGTACTAATGTTCGGAGCTTCGAACTGGGTTAGATTTTCTAGCCCTTTGTAGCAGTCATTTGACTTTAGGAGGTTATTTTGAAGAGCAAACACAGTGATGTGTTCGAGAGGGTGATCTTCTCCCTTTGCGAATCAATAAATACTCCGAGGTCCTTGTCGACGTGGCTATGTTTTAAACATAGTCCGGCGGATTTGTTAGATCTACCGCCTGTCGACCACGCAAATAACAACAGCGATGCGTTTCAGATTGACTATTTTATAACCGAGTACCTTCAAAAGTACAAGGGGTTGAATGTGTCGATCGATACACGCGCTGTTGCTCTCGGCAAATGGATGTCTGCCGAACTGCATTGTGCTGAGGTTAACTCCAGGTTCCGAGCATATTCGCAACGACCATTTTCTGGTCGCGCTGAAACTGTCCTATTTAGGACGCAGCGTAAAATTGCTTCTGTGCTCGGTTCCCTTAAGTTACCTCTTGTACTTGCAGATTGCAAGTGGGGACCCGGCGCCACCTTCGACTTACGTCGAGGTCGGGCTACGCCGGATCAAAAGATGTCCCAAGCAATCTCGGTTACAGCCGCTGCATTACCGTATCTTCGCGCGGTTGTGCAATCTGATCCTCATTGGGGAGCGTGTATTCTCGGGATTCTTCCCGATGGACCGTTTTCCTTTTCCCCTTACCACGAGTGGTTCAAGCTCGTGCGGGGTTCGAGGTTCTTGACTGTACCGAAGTCCGCTAAAACTGATCGCTGTATTGCGGCAGAACCTACTGGACATAGCTTTATCCAGCAGGGTGTTTCCACCTATATACGCCGTCGGCTGAAGCGGGTTGGTATCGATCTAGATAACCAATCTAACAATCAGAGGGGTGCGCAGGAAGCGTACGTCTCTGGATTGTCTACACTCGATTTGAGTGCAGCGTCCGATACCATTTCTCGCGAACTTGTCTACCATTTGCTCCCG